TACATCGAATTCAAAAATTTCCGGAGGTATGTAAACGCTAAAAAAGGTGAGCTATATAAATCAAAAATAAGACTTTTTTTACATGAGATGAAAAAAAATTCCGGAGAAGAAATTCAATCCATACAGGTCGATCCAATTAGTGGGGAGTATTATATCGTAATACCTGAGTGGATTGCAAACGAACTTTCTTGGTATGAAGATACTGAGATTCAATTAAGTGTCGAGGGCGATGAAGTTGTTTTGAGTGAACACAGTTCTTGACTTATCATAGATAATACTGTATGATATGATTGTAAATTAATCAAGTTATGGCAAAAGGATTTACTGTAAAAGCAAAAACGCCTGTAGCCCAACAAGCACCAGAGTGGGACTACAATAAAGCGAAAGAAATGGTCAGGGGAAAGACTGTTGTATTCTGTCTTCCTGGTCGTGGAGTTTCCTATACCTATCTGAAGAACTTTGTACAACTTTGTTTTGATCTTGTTCAGGCAGGTGCAAGTATTCAGATTTCTCAAGACTATAGTTCGATGGTGAACTTTGCACGTTGTAAGTGTCTGGGTGCAAATGTTCTGCGTGGTCCTGATCAGGTTCCCTGGGATGGAAAACTGAACTATGATTGGCAACTGTGGATTGATAGTGATATTGTATTCAACAGTGAAAAGTTTTGGCAACTGGTTCTGATGGATCAGGATATTGCTGCTGGTTGGTATTGTACAGAAGATGGTCACACGACTTCTGTTGCTCACTGGTTAGAAGAAGATGATTTCCGTAACAATGGTGGAGTGATGAATCACGAAACTCTGGAAAGTATTCAAAAGCGTCGTAAGCCTTTTACTGTTGATTACACTGGTTTTGGTTGGTTGTTGATTAAGAAGGGAGTCTTTGAACACTCTGAGATGAAGTATCCTTGGTTTGCACCGAAGATGCAAGTCTTTGAATCTGGTGAAGTACAGGATATGTGTGGAGAAGACGTATCGTTCTGTTTGGATGCAAAGGAAGCAGGTTTTGAAATCTGGTGTGATCCTCGTGTCAGAGTTGGTCACGAAAAGACAAGAATCATTTGATATGGCTAACGAACGGTATAATATTCTGTGCAAAGGGCGTAGGATTTATACTGCGCTTACAGAAGAAGAATATTTCAATACAATGGAGGATCTGTCGATAGAGTATTATCAGACAGGTTCTCCAAATCCTGAAGACCTTGAAACTGAAATTTTATTGGAGAATAATCAATGGCTGCAAAAACTGGTGGACTGAATAAGCGTACTTCTTATATTCCTGGACCTCCTAAAAAGTCTCGCCAAGGCGATGGCGCTGGAACGAAGTATGCCGCTTCTTCTCGCAATGGAGCACGAAAGAAATACAGAGGGCAAGGTAAGGGATGAGTTGTTTAATTACAAATTTACCAACAGTAAAAGTATGGGTTCGTAAAGAATACCTATGCGATTTTAAAGAAGGTCATGGCGAATTTGTAGAAGGAGTCTGGGTGTGTGCTAAAAGCATACCTGGACGTGCCTTTTATTTCGAAACTTTCTTGCCTGAATATGCGGCAATGTACGATAAACTTCCGATTAGTGCATTTGTTTCCAAACCAGAAACACCAGATCCAGATTTAGATTTACCTAATTTACAATTTTGGAACTGTATGGACTATGGTGTGACCACAATCTGCAAAAGTATCGTCGCATCGATGGAATGGGAAGTTCGTACTCGCCATTTTGGATCAATTAAAGGGTCTTACATAGCAACAATTGATAATTATCACGAGTCTGTTGATCAAATTGATTGTGCCACAAGTGAATTGCCCGATGAACATAAGTCATTTAACTTGATTGAACTTGAAAATGGGCAATTTGCACTCTATCCTAACAATCGTTGCCGTATTTACGACATTTCAATGACTCCCAATGAAGTCAAAACACCTGATTTTAAGGTTTCGACTCAATGGTATCAGGTTGAAAACGGTGTAAAGTGGGGTAGATTGGGAGATTGTCATGATTATTTCTGGACAACCCCAGAAGAAAGAGAGAATAAATAAATTTTTTCATAAAAATTGAGTTGAAACAGTTTTCAATGGGTAAACACCTGCTCCTAGAGGTGTATGATGTTGATTTTGACCTGATTAATGACGTGGAATCTCTACAGAACGTCATGATCAATGGCATAAATCGTGCTAAAATGAAGATTTTGAACACTTTTTCGCATTGTTTTCTACCACAAGGGTGTACAGTCGTGATTGCACTGGCAGAAAGTCACGTTTCTTGTCATACTTGGCCAGAAAATGGGTGTTTGGCAGTCGATGTCTACACTTGTGGTGAAGGAAATCCCAAATTAATCGCTCTAGAAGTGCTAAAATACCTCAATTCGGACAATTATTCTCTACGTGAAGTCGATCGTTAAATAGAAATAAGGAGATAGCAACCTCCTTTATAAAAGTTCTGTTTTATTTTTAAAACAGGAGCTAAGATGTCCAATTTACCAGTCGATAGAGACCCCAATTACATGAGAGAAATGTGGGGAACCGCAAGATTAATTACAGATTATGATAGCACACCACCTCAAAGAGTCATTCAAGAAGTTATGAATGACTTGGCACCACGTCATGATCTGAAAAAACAAACTGAATTGCACGAAAAAATTCGCAATGACGAAGACTATGATGATTGGTCCTATGGAACGGAACCAACATATGGTTCTCCGTGGACATGAGGGTATAAATAAAGCAAGAAAACTATCGTCCAATGGAAGTTACACGGGTATCAAGAGCATTTAAGGACATTAGTTTGTCTTTTGAGCCACATCCCGTGACTAAAGACCTTCCTATTCTAAAAAATGAGAGCGCAATTAGTCGTTCGATTCGTAATTTGGTTCAAACAATTCCCACTGAAAAGTTTTTTCAACCAGATGTGGGATCTGACGTAATTAAAAGTCTCTTTGACTTCGTTGATTATGCAACTGCTTCTGTAATTCAGGAGCAAATTTTGACTACAATTCGTAATTATGAACCAAGAGTCACGAATGTAAAGGTTGAAGTCGATCCTAAACCCGATGATAACGCTTTCGAAGTGCAAGTCATCTTTGATATTATTGGACAACAGTTTCCGACACAAGAATTTTCATTCATATTAGAGGCAACAAGATAAAATGCCTTTCACCAAATTTACCAATTTAGATTTTGATCAAATTAGGACCTCTATCAAGGATTATCTCCGTGCGAATTCAAATTTCACGGATTTTGACTTTGAGGGGTCCAATTTTTCAATTTTAATTGATACGTTAGCATATAATACCTATATTACAGCATTTAACTCAAATATGATTGTCAATGAGTCATTCCTTGACTCTGCGACACTGAGAGAGAATGTTGTGTCACTGGCAAGAAATATTGGTTACGTACCCCGCTCTAAAAGCGCCTCTAAGGCACAAGTAATTATTAAAGTACCAACTACCTCAACAAGTCCCACAGCAACTCTACAGGCGGGTCTAGTGTGCGTTGGAACGAAAGATGACACATCTTATGTGTTTTCTTTACCAGAAAACGTAACAACCACCATCAATGGTGGATATGCAACTTTTGGAACCACCACATCTCCAATTGAGATCTATCAGGGAACGTTTCTTAAGAAACAATTCACAGTCGATGGTTCACTTGATCAAAGGTTTGTTTTAGATAACTCTTCAATCGACACTTCTACACTTGTCGTTTACGTTAAAGGTCCAAGTGATACTGGTCTTGGTAGAGAATATTCAAAAATCGACAATATTGTTGGTGTCACTACAACTTCTGAGACTTATTTGATTCAAGAAGTTCAAGATGAAAAGTATGAACTTCTTTTTGGTGATGGATTCTTCGGTAAGAAACTACAGAACTCAAGCGTTATTACAGCAACATACGTTGTCACTGATGGAAAAGAAGGTGATGGTGCTTCATCATTCACTTATGCAGGTTCACTTCGCAATTCCGATAACAATTTATTTTTACCAAGTGATTCGGTATCTATAACCACGGTTCAAAAAGCATCAAATGGTGGAGATATTGAACCAATTGCGTCAGTAAAATATTTTGCACCTCGATTATATGCTTCTCAGTATCGTGCAGTAACTCCAAGAGACTATGAAGCAATTATACAACAAATATACACAAATACCGAATCAGTTTCTGTTGTTGGAGGTGAGGAATTAGATCCTCCAAGATTTGGAACGGTTTATATTAGCATCAAACCTAAAAACGGTGACTACTTATCAGATTTTGATAAAGAGTTTATTCTTTCAAAATTAAAGCAGTATTCAATTAGTGGAATCAATCAGCAAATTATAGATCTCAAAGTTCTGTACGTTGAAATTGATTCTGCAATTTATTATAATCCATCACAAACTACCAATCCTGCGAACCTGAAGAGTTCTGTAGTTGCAGCATTGAATGAGTATTCAGAGTCTGTTGATATGAATAAATTTGGAGGCAGATTCAAATATAGTAAAGCACTCCAGGTAATCGATAATACAGATCGAGCAATTACTTCAAATATTACAAAAATTAGAATTAGAAGAAATTTGAAGACAAGTCTAAATCAGTTTGTTCAGTATGAATTATGTTTTGGTAATGCCTTCCATATTAATCCAGAAGGTCTTAATATTAAGAGCACAGGATTTACTATTTCTGGAAGCACCGATACTGTTTATCTAACTGATAGACCTTATAAAGATTCCTCTGGAAAGAAACTTGATGGAAGTAAAAAAGGAAGTATCGCAATTGTTAGAAGGGCTGCAGATGGTTCTTATATGGATGTGATTGTTTCTGCAGGTACAGTTGATTATGCAACAGGAGAAATTATTCTCGGTCCACTTAACGTCACATCTACCTTAAAGGAAAATAATATTATTGAAGTTCAAGCATTTCCAGAGTCTAACGATGTTGTTGGTCTCACTGACCTGTATTTGAGTTTTAGCGTTGCTGATAGTGAAATAAATATGCTTAAGGATGTGATATCCTCTGGAGAGAATATTTCCGGAGTAACATTTACTAAAGATTACTATACTTCAAGTTATTCTAACGGGGATTTAGAGAGGAAATAAAATATGATCGAAACTGGGTTTGATAAGAGAGTTAAAGTCCAGCAAATTATTGACAATCAACTTCCAGAGTTTTTACTATCAGAATCTCCAAAAGCATCTGAGTTTTTAAAGCAATATTATATTTCTCAGGAGTATCAGGGTGGTCCAGTTGATCTTGCGGATAATTTAGATCAATACTTAAAGTTAGATAATTTAACACCAGAAGTAGTTAAGGGATATACTACTTTATCATCGGGAATAACAACATCATCAACCACTGTTGTTGTTTCAACTACGAAGGGATTCCCATCAGAGTATGGACTTTTCAAAATTGACGATGAAATTGTCACATACACAGGCATAACCACGAACTCTTTTACTGGTTGTGTTAGAGGATTTAGTGGGATCACGACCTATCAAAATGCTTTAAATCCTTCAGAGATTACCTTCTCAACTTCAAAAGCAGGAGTTCATACCGCAGGTGCATCGGTACAAAATTTAAGCGCCTTATTTTTACAAGAGTTTTATAAAAAAATAAGATATAGTCTATCTCCCGGACTGGAAAATGTATCTTTTACCAATAATTTAGATGTAAGTAATTTTATTAAAGAGTCTAGAAGTTTTTATGCTTCTAAAGGCACAGAAGAATCTTTTAAGATTTTATTCAAAGTTCTTTATGGTGAAAACATCAAAGTCGTAGATTTAGAAAATTACTTAATTAAACCTTCCT